GAAGCCATGCCCTCCAATGGCTTTAGAACTCGCCTGCTGGTGGGACTCCTTTAGCCGCCACGCCGAGGTGCGGGAGATGGAGTTCCTGCGGGGTCACCGTGTCCGCGCCCGTGGCAGGGACGGAGTGTGGAGGTTGGGGGTATATGTGTTCTCTGTGTTCTGGCACAACGGTGGATGGTCGGAGGTCAGCGACCAATCCAAAGACCATCACATCATCAAATTGGAGTCAGGGCCGTTTATCGCTTACCCAAATAACAAACTGCATTGGGTTGACCCGAGCCACTTGTCGGGTGAGCCGCAGAAAGATTGGAAGTCACCGTCACAGTCCTACAGCGTGGAGGCACTATGGTCAGATGGTTCGTCAACTGGTTCCGCAACCTAAAGGCACGCGTGCCAAAACCTAATTGGGCGTGCAGCCGAGGCTGGCGCGATACTTGGTAAACGGCTGGCGAGTCGTCTAACGGTCGAACTTTGGTATACTTACCTGTAGTTTAACTGGCAAAACTCCGGGTTTTGACCCCGGCAATCCTCGTTCGAACCGAGGCAGGTAATCCATGCAACCGCGTTTAATTGGCAAACAAATAAAAACCTTGTTGCAGCAAGGCGCATCAAATCGAGAAATAAGAAAAAAATTTGAGTGTTCTGCTGCTACCGTTAGTTATCACGCAAGGCGGCTTGGGCTGCAAAAGACGCCCCGCCCAACATACGATTGGAAGTTAGTTCAACAAGATATCGACGCCGGGATGTCGATGGGAGAGATTCTAAAAAAATATGGCTTTGCAAAAGCCACTTGGTCTAAATCTATAACAAAGGGGAAAATAACTCGACGAAGTAAATTTTCAGAACTTTCATTTAATGTTTTGATTGAAAGTTTTAACGGTCAAAAAATAAACCCGTATAGAAAAAAGTTGTTGCGTCGCCATATAGCAAAAGAAAACGGAAAATATGCTTGTACAGAATGCGGATTGGAAGAATGGCGCGGGAAGAAATTGTCGTTAGAGTTAGACCATATTGATGGAAACCCTAAAAACAATTTGCGCTCCAATTTAAGAGTGCTTTGCCCTAATTGTCATTGCATCACAAATACATGGCGGGGCAGAAATCGCTCTAAAAAGTAACTTTGACTCCGCTAACGGTGGTTCGATTCCTTCCTCGCCATCACACCCTACGCTCGAAGTGCGGCACATCTTTAAATGATTTCCAGAACCCGCCCCATTGGTTCTTGGGGTCGAGGCTCTCCCAATACTTGCCAACCGGCGTAAGAGCAGGGATGTCGTAGGTCAGTTTGCCGTCCTTGAAGAAATTCAAGTCGATGGCGCACCGCTTGAGGTGGATGCTGTTCATCGTCTTGGAGCGACCCGTCTTGACATAGATGGCTTGCTGTTCCGGGGTACGGGCAAGTTCACCGCCCGTAACGACGAAGCCCAGTTCAGTCGCTTTGTTAACGAGTTTGGCGACATCCAGCAGGAACGCCGCTTGTTCTTTTACAAGGCTCATTTCATGGCTTCCTTAAGTGCTTCGGTCTTGTCCTTGCTCGACTGGCTGGAACCAAAGTAGTACGAGACAACCTGCGTAGCGACCGCAGACAGCACGCCCAAGATGTAGATGAGGATGTCCTTGCGGCTAGGGTCAATCGGACTTGCTTGGAACAGCACGATGCCAAAGAGCGTGAAGGTGATGCCAAGCAAACCAAGCGCCAGAATCGGCGTGATGATTTTGTTTAGCAGCGGTGCCTTGTCGGAGGTGACAATCTGCGTCTCGCGTACCCGCGCATCGTTGGTGTCCTTCAGGCGCATCTCAAGTTCAGCGAGGTCAAGTTTGTCCTCTTCCAGACGCAACTTGAGCAGTTCTTCCTCATGCTCCATCTGGGCAATCTGCACCCGCGCCAAGTCCTCGCTGGACATATCCGGCTTCAGTTCAACGCCCAACTTCTTTTCGACATAGTCCTTGCCCTTTGCCATGACGGCGTTGGCAACGAGGTTCAACCCGTTACCAAGGAGGGGTGTAAGGATGGCTTGGATTGCGGCAGGTATCACTTAATGGACTCCAGCCACATCATCGTCACCGTGCCAAACGCGGTCAGCAGAATGACGATAATCGCCCCGCCAACCTGCATAAGCAGGCTCTCCAGACGCTTCAGCCGCGCATGGATGGCTTCGTAGCGCACCGCGCAAACATCAATGTGACTCGTCACAGTCACCTCAAGGTCTTGTACTGTGGTCACGGCTCCCCGTCCTTCACGACCTGCGGCTCTGCCTGCGCCTTGATTTTGACTACAAGGGGCCACGCACCCGAAGAGGTGGGCAGTTGACCCAGCACTTGCAGGATGGCGTTAACCTCTTCCGTGGTCAGCGTGAGGTTAATCACGGCGACACCCACGGCAGCGGCGGCGAGACGACGGGCGGGTTCTTCTGGGCCTCAATCTGGCCCTCCACCGCAGCCTCAGTAGCGTCCTTGTCCACGCCGTTAGCCCATATCCAGCCAAGTACCTGCGCTTGCGTGAGGTCAGCGTAGGGGGTGAAGGCTTCGCCCTGAACGACGGCAAACGAGGTGGTCGAGTAGACCTGCCCCGTGTAAGCGCCATCCACGCCCGTGCATTGCCAATGAGCCGTGACTACATAGTCAGCGCCTTCAGCAGACTGCGGGAGGCAGTCGAGTTGCGAGATGTTCCAAGTGATAGTGGTCATTTATTTAGTCTCCAATGCGGCAAACTTTGCCTCAAGTTGTTCGATACGCGCCATTGCTTCTTGCAGAGCAACCGCTGCCTTCATTAACAAGATGGACGATTTGACAGTCTTTAGTTCATCGCCTTGCACAAGACCGGGGCAGACTTGCTCCAACTCCTGCGCGATAACGCCAAGCAATGCCGGTGCGTTTGAGTCGGCTTGAACATCATCTTTCAATCGGTATTTACGAAAACGAACAGCCTTTAAATCATTCCATTGGCTAGGCGCGTCAACAATATCCTGCTTCAAGCGTTGGTCAGAAATTGTGCCGTATGAACCGTTAGTATTTGCAATGTCTCCGCTTGTACGAATATAAATTCTATCGCCTGTTGAGCGATTTCCAATAAAGAAATATCCGTCATTACCAGAGTAATTTGGGGCACTAGCAAGAACGCATCTTACATCTTGACTGCTTGCGGTGTGCCTTGAAACAACACCCCAATCATCAAAAGTTATGCCAACGGAATTAAATGTATTTGAATTTCCGCTAAACGGGCTTGTTGTGCCTACAAGAAGCGCTCCCGCTGCCGTCAGCGTCATCGCCTGCGTGAAACTTATTGTCCCACCTGCGGTGCCGGAGGCTGCGTTGTACCAGCGGTGTTGTCCTGCGGTTTGAGTGTACAAAGATGCAAGGCCGTTCGCCTTGTATTTGTAGGAACCATCGTTGTAATTATTTTGTCCTAAATATATTGTGCTTGCGGCTGAATCTGCGCCAAGCCATCCAGACTTGTTTTCAAAAACAGTAATTCCGCTCCACGCCGACGGAGTGACGCCCAGACCGAGGTTGCCGGAGGCGTCAAGAGTTAAGCGTTTGGTGTCGGAAGTCCACCAAGTAAACGGCTTAAATGCGCCAGTTGACCCATAGGTCGCAGCAATGACCCATTCATTGTTAGTGGCGTGGTAATACTGAGTCAGGCGATTATCATTGGCATTTGCTTCAATGACAAAACCACCAGTAGGCGTTCCATCTGCGCTTTGTTTCAAATACAGTTTGCTGTAAGTTGAACTCGTCCCAATGCCGAGGCCCGTGGAGGTGAGGCGCATTTGTTCGGCAGCATTGGCCCCAAAAATCAATACACTGCTTGGCTCCCAATTCCACAAATAAGCCTCAGAACCTGTGGAGTTGATTCGCAGTAATAGACCATCAGTTGAGCCGGAGCCGGTGTTGGTTGTCGTAAGTTTGAAATCAGAATCACCAGCGTTATTGACTCCGAGAACAGAACCCGTAAAAGTCAGCGCCGTCCCACTCGTCGCCACCTTGCTGCCGTTCAAGTACAACACGCCGTTGGCGGTGCCGCCGTTGAGCGTGAGGTTGCCGCCTATCGTGGTTGCGCCCGTGATAGCCGCCACACCGCCTACAGAGAGCGCAGAGGCAATGGAAACATTGGCACTAAAGCCAGCGTTGCCGACAAAGGTCGAAACACCGCCGACATACAACGACGATGCAATCGACACATTGGCAAACCGCGCATCACCCGCGCTGTTCAACTGCGAGACGACTTGGAAGCGCGTGCCGTCATAGACGACTACCACCACCTCACCGCTCTTGATGTCACCCGCAGCAAGAGCCACAGACCCGTCACGGGTCACAGCCTTTGCACCCAGCGAGTCGATGTTGAGCGTCACCGCGCCCGTGTTATCGCCCGTAGCGACGAAGTAGAACATCTGTCCGGCAGCGTAGGCGGCAACCACAGGCGCACCCACAGCCGTGATGGTGTCCGTCCCAGAGACGCTTGTAAGCAGTTTGGTGACCGTAGACTGCACCTGCGACAAGTTCGCAGAGTCCGTGGCGGCAGAGCCTACCCCAAGCCCCGTGAACTTGTAGGTGGACATCGGGATGTTGGCGGTGACCGTCGTCTGACCGTCCTTCGTGATGACGGTCGAGAGGCCGGTAGCAAGGTCAGCCGTCAGGGCGTTAAACGCCGTGGACGAGATGACGGTGCCAGCGACTACAGGCTGGCCTGCCGTGTTGATAAGGAATGTACCCGAGCCATTGAAAGACATCTGTGATTACTCCTGTTCTTCCGGCGTTGCGCCAAGAACGATACCTTGTGTTGCCAACAAACGCGCCACCGTCTCACGCTCTTGCGGCGTAAATTTTCGGCGTACCTTGCGCTGAACATTTCGCATCGCAACCTGCGGCGTGGTGCGACCAATAAGAACATCTCGCGCTACATCGCCTGCTGCATTCCGCAGGTAGGGCAGCACAGCCGCACCCGTAAACGCAGCCGCGCCAAGCGCACCGGGAAGCCCACCTAAAGCGGCAGCACCGCCTGCGCCAAGAACAGGCGCAACAGTCAACGCCATGCGACCCGTCTGCGGCTGGCGGTTCTCGAACACTTCCCGACCAGATGCGGCAATGTCACGCATCCGACCACCGCCTGCGGCATAACCCATGCGCGATTGTGACCCTTGCCGCACTTCCTGCGAGAACTGCGCGGGGGTAAATCCTCCCTCTCTGTCACCAGCACGGTACAGCGCGCCTTCAAGAATTTTAAAGTTGCCGTATTTGCTATCAATAGCACGAATTTTTGGCATCACATTTGACGGCAATTGCGAATCTAATGCCTCGGTAATGCGGCTCTCAACATTTTCAAGCATATCCGCAGCCTCAAAAGGCGCGTTTTTGTTTTTGCGAAGGTCGCGCACTTTTGCACGGATACGCGACCGCAAATCAAACAAATCATCGCTTAACAAATCTTTGCCAAGTCTTCGTCGTTCTGCAACAAGTTTTGTTAGCCCGCTTAATTCATTATTTATAAATGATGAAGCATAAGCGCGGCTTTCGTCTGTACCTACTGCGTTGCGAGGAATTTGCAACGCTTTGGTCAACGGCACATCTGGCCCCTTGTCAGGACGAATGACAGGAAGCATGGGGTAACCTTTGCCAACCTCATAAGCCTTGTCATAAGCGTCAATCAGGTCACGGAACATGGCCTGCGGGTCTTGACGGGGTTGCGTAGTAAAACCGGGAGGAGCGGCTTCCTGTGCAATCAGGTTCTGCGTCTGCGTCCACCCGCGTTCACGCGAGGCTTTGATGCGTGGGCCGATTTTTGGGACGGCCATCATGGCCTCCTCAATCTGCCCGTAGGTGCTTTCTGGCTGCATTTGTCCCGGCGTAAGGTCAACGCCGCGACTGGTCAACTTACGCGCAGAGCGGGTCATATCGCGCCCACTCGCCAACACCTGCGCCATGCGCTTTGCAGAGGGCAGCGCGAGGCCCGTAAGCACGCCCATCCCCAAACCTTCTAGCCGGTCATCGGGGCCAGCAGCCACAGCGCCCTGCACGCCGCCTTCGGTAAGGCCAGCAAACACGCCACGCGGCACCATGCCCATGCGCGTAGCCATGCCGCCAACGCCCATACCAACAGGCAGCAGCATTCCAGTCTCTCCAGCAAAAGCACCAATGTTGCCGGGAAACCGTTCGGTAATTGGAGCACCTTCTGCTTGCGCCTCGCGGACGCGCTCGGGAGAGGTCAATCCCGCCATTTCGGCAAGGTTTAAACCGATGTTGCGTGCGCCAAGACCAAAGCCGTAACCAAACTTCTCCATTCCCGTCAACTGGCGCATTGCGCCGGTATCCTTATCAACCGTAAACGGGGTTGGGCCACGCGCCGCAGAGGGCTGCGATGACACCGTGTGCGTCATTGCAGCAGCAGCAGGGCTTCCGGGTTGAATTGCTCTAGAGCCAAATTCTTGCATCGCCCGAGCCTGTGCCTGCTCTTGCGTTACGCTGTCAGGCACATTGTCGTAAGTATGTGTGCCACCGCCGGGAAGCGTGACCGTAATTGATTTTGGCATTACCAGTTACTCCTGCTAGTGCCGCCTTGATTGACAGAGGGAGCAGCCCCCGGCAATTCTGGCATAGCAACATTCAAACCAGCAGCACGGGCCTTGTCATAAAGGAACTTTGCAACCCGCTTAAGTTCTTTTTCAAACTCCGCTTCTTTCATTGACGGGTCAAGAGCGCCAACCGCAGCAGCAAGTTTTTTACCTTCAGCATCCGACAATGCACCCATGCCTTTAAGCGCAGAAACCATTGGAATAAAGGTTTGAGCCTTAAAAGTTTCCAATTGCGCTTGGAATCCACGAGCATCGGTGCCGGGAACATTTCCAAGAAACGACGATGCGCCAGTCCCTGCTTTGCGACCGGGATGCACAAGCAACTGACCAATGCTGTCGAGAGTGTTTTGCGTGTCAATGGTGCGTTGGTTAAGTGCGCGTTCGCGTTCAACATCGGCAACTTCTTGTGCCGCTGTGCGAGAGGTGTACGGCATCATGCCTTCGGCTTCGGACTCTCGAACCAGTTTAGGCTTGTTGTCAGGGCCAATCACAGGCACTAACCTTTCGCGTTCGCCCCTACCTGTAACAACTACATCAGGACGCTTTGCCGCAGCAATGTCCCTTATGCGAGAAACTGCTCCGGGTATATCTTCCCATTGTTGCGTTTTTGAATTCCATTGCATTGTGTCTTGCGCGGCGGTTTTAGGGGCGGCGCTTAATTGAGGCGGTTCCATCGTCCGCGCAAGAGCCGCCGCAAGCATCGGATTGCCTCTTACCGCCTCGCCGCCCTGCTTGGTCATCGCAAAGCGCATTGCATCCTGCGGGTCTTGGCGATAACGACTTTCAATTGCAACTTCGCCAAGTCCGGTTTCATCGGCAGGGGCAACATCACGCAAGGGAGCGCCACCCATCAATCGACCGGCAATCTGACCGCCAGTTGCGGCTACACGCTGCTCTGCATCGGCTTCAATCTGTGCTTTTACCCTTGCAGCGCCTTCCTCTGCTTCATCTGCCTTACGGGCAGCACGGGCGGCGAGGAACGCTTGCAGACCCTGCACCAGAGGCGCTCCGCGAGGAATGGGGGCGTTCTGGATGTCCCCCGGCTGGTACGCCTGCTGCGCCAACATCTCTGCCATACGGCGACGACGGCGTGCCTCGGAGGCTTGCCGCTGGTACTCGTCTGGGAGCGCAAAGGTTGAGACTGTTTTGTAGCGTCCGTCAGCCATTTTCAAACCCTCCACGGTCGGGGCCACCCTGCGGGTTGGTCATCCCCGGCGACTTTGGCATCTTCGGGTACTGCCGCAAAAACTGACGCGGCGCACGGTTGATGTCCGCAGCGTTCTGCGGGGGCGAATACTGCATATCACTCTGCGCCCCTGCGTTGTTGCTCACCTGCTGGCTCTGGCCCTGCATCTGGAGCATACGCGCCATACGCTGACCGCGACCGCCGTTCATCATGGGGGGAGCGTTAAAGGTTTGGTAAGGGGTTCTCATTGCAACATCCCGTAGTTGACCATCTTGTAGCCGCTTGAGTGCGTAGTCACCGCATCGGGCTTGACCTGCTCCACTTCGTCAGCCATTACGCCGCGCTCTCGACGGTCAAAAATGTCGTATTCGTAAACGCCGATGTTGAGCGGGTGGGTGCCAACGCGCACGATGTTGGACTTCAAGCGACGGTCGGAAAACGCCCCACCACCTGCCGCCGTTCCTGCGGCACCCGCCAGATTGCCGTACAGTCCCATTTTGGCGTTATACGCTGCCGTCTGGTTAGCGTAGTTTTGCTGCGCGAAGTTACCCGCCGCCTGCGTAGCGCCGAAGATGGGAGCCGCCCCAACCTCTGCGCCTTGATAGGCTTGGAACTGCGGCATCTGCACCTGTGCGCCGCCCATGATGGCTGCGACCTCGTTAAGCGGAAGCGCCCGAAGCGCCAATTGCTCCTGCAACGCCGCCTGACGCTGGGCGTTCTGGAAGTTTGCCGCCGCCTGCGCTTGGTTGAAGCCCTGCGCTTGGAGCGCCGCTTGAGCCTGTGCTTGCTGCAATGCTGCCTGTTGGTTCTGGGCAAGCGAGGCGTTATACAACCCAGCAATGTCCATCTCCTGCCCAAACTGCTGACCGGCAGCAGCGTTGTACGCACCCGCCGCGCCCAAGCCCTGTTGGAAGTTCTGCGCGATGGCACGGTTAACGGCTTCCTGTGCAGCCTGTCCCGTCTGGAAGGATGCCATCTGCGCGTCTCGACCAAACTCACCCGCCGCAAGCCGCTGTGCGAACTGCTGCGCCTGCGCTTGGTTGGCAAACTGACCCGATTGGAGCGCCAGTTGAGCGTTTTGGGCGATTGCAGCGTTTTGTGCGCCCGTGGCTTGCTGACCCGCGCCAAACCCCGCCAGAGCCGCTTGGTTGGCAAAGCCGCCTAGAGCCTGTGCCTCGCCTAGCCCCTGCTGACGAGCCGCCATATCAAGGCTAATGCCCTGTAGCGCGGCCTGCGTTCGGAGGTCGTTTTCCTGCTGCTGCTGCTCGGCAATGGCGGCGTTAAACGCCTCGCCACCACGCACCAAACCCTGATTGGCAAGTTGGGTTTCCAACTGCGCCCGTTGTCGCTGCAACTGCGGGTCGAGGCGCGACATGATGGCCTGCTGCGCCGTCATACCAGCGCCAACCGGCATTGCGGCAAGGTTCGAGGTATCCAACTGCCCTTGAAGTGTTGGGGCAGCGGGGCCACCCTGCGCCGTGCCAAACTGGCCTGCGCCGGTCTGCACGCCGCTAATGCCGCTTGTGTCCAAGCCCTGCAAGTTCAGCCCTTGAGGGCCACCCGCAGCCATTCCGTACTGACCTGCCGTGGGGCCGAAGTTAACCGGCAGCGCCGACACATCAGAGCGTGCGCGACCCTGCAACTCGGGAAGGGTCGGCAGGTTGCCATAACCGCCAAATTGGAACTGTTGCGCCGGAAGCCCCTGCGGGGTGAAATCCGTGCCGTAGACATTTTGCACGCGCCCAATGGCCTGTTCGCCAAGGCCGGACAACGCACGCTCCACCCGCTGCTGCGCCTCAAGGGTCGCCTGTGCCTCGGGGGTCAGGTACTGCTCAATCGTCGGGGTGTCCAAGTCCACCATCTCGGTGAACATCTCGCGGGTGGGCATTACATCGCCCATGTACTCCCCGCCGCCGTAGCCTTGATTAAACCGTTGCGTCTGTCCCGGCCCCATGCCGGACGCATCAAAGCGACCGCCGCCAATAAGCATCGCAGTAGGAACCTGCGCTCCGGTAGGGAGCGTGGTGAAGTCGGCTCGACCGCCCTGCGTGTATGCGCGGTCATCGCCCATTCCCAAAGCCTCGCGCCGCGCAGCAGGCATACCGTCAGCCTTTGATGCCGTAGGTTCGGGCGTAACGCCGAGGTCAACGCCGCCGCCATACATACCGCCACCGCCCATCTGCACGCCACCGCCGCCCGTTGTGGGCATGGCAGCACCGCCACCAACGCCAACGGTTGAGGGTGCGCCTTGCGGTGCGCCGGTAGCCGGTGCGCTAGGCTTTTGCGCCTGACGCGCATTGTAGTTAGCCATCGCCGCGTCATACGCAGCGCGGTTGAATTGCGGTCGCCCGTAGGTCACGCGCTGACCACCAAGCGGGGTAATGACATTGGGGTTAGAAAGCCGCGCAGTAAGGCGTGCCGCCTCTAGGTTGGCGATGCCCTGTTGTTGCGCTGCACCTGCGTAATCAGGCGCTGGCGGCGGTGCCGGTGATTTTTTTCCCATAACGGTGTCCTAAATAACGACACGCCTCGCGTGTCATGGTCAGGAAAACAATATCACCGTCGGTGTCGGCATCCTTTAGACGCGCTTCCTCGGTGAAACCCATTTTACGCACAAGCCTGATGGCTTTCGCGTTTTTACTGCCCACGGGGGCGATGATTTTGTCAACCCCGCAGACATTGAAAGGATAGTCAAACATGGCTGCAATGTAAGCGGGGGTTAAGCGGTCAGAAATGGCGATGTGGCAAACCACGCTGCGCCCGTTCCAGTTCTCGTAAACCACGCCGCCGACAATGTTCTCTCCCTTACGCAATCCGATGGCGTTAGAGCGTTCAGCGTGATACCCGCCGCCCGTATGCCCACAGACCCATTCGCCCACCTCGGGGCCGCTTGTTATATGCCAGCCCATCCGAGTTGATACACCACATCAGTTGAGGCCCATTGAATCGCTAACTTGTTGCTGCTGCTCTGAAACTGTATCGACCCGCAGTAACCAACGCCGGTTACGCCCTGCCAATTATTCTGAATCTCAAGGTCAGAACCCCATACAGCCGTATCCCACAACGCGCTGTCCCATAGGGCAGTTAGCGGAGTAGAAAACGATATCGGGGCAACATTGTCTGAAATGTTGAAATCGACATTGATGCCGACCCGCACAGACGGGGTGCCGTTGCTGAAAATGCTAGGCCGTGCGCGTGTAAAAATCTTCTTTACGCCGCGAGTCTCGAAGTAGTTAAAGGCTTGAAGAATCTTGCCGTTTATGTTGCTTGTGTCATCAATGTAGCCGGTGCTACCCGTCGTCCAAGCCTTTGCCACGAAAGTTGCAGCGCCAAAGTACGGAGTGTCGTCAAGCAACCCAAAGTGAAAAGCGTTCCAGTTTGTAAACCTGCACCACGCCTTCGTGATGTTGTTCATCACAAACTGCTCCTGTGCGCCTTCACGCACCGGAACATTGACGATTAGGGCGTTGTTCTTCGGGTTGTACAACATGCACCACCCGAAGTTGTCCCTATACGCCGCAGCAGACGCCGCAAACGCACCCTGTATCTTGTCCGATAGCGCGATGTTGGGGTCGAGCCGCGAGGACTGAAGCGCCGAGGCCATTGGAATCAGCCCGTCAAGCGTCAGCACCAAAAGGTCGCCGCCGTACTTCATCAGGGAGCGGGTGCCGATAGGCGCACCCACAATCCACACGCCAATAAGCGCCCATGTGGAGGCAGATGAGGGGTCTGTACCGCGATAGACAATGACCTCGCCCTTGTCGGTGACAAATACAAGGTTGTCATCCACGCCGTAACCAGCGTCAATTGTCCACGAGGCCATCGACACCAACACGCCGCCCAGACGCGCAATAGATGACAGGTCAAGAACCTGCGCCGCGCCGCCAACGCTAGAGGTCGGCAGGTACCACGCTTTTAGCGTGTCCTTCTGGATGAACCACACACGGTTCTTGAAAAGCGTCGGAGAGTTGAGCGTAGTGGTCGTAACGCCCGTAATGGCAGGCGAGGATGAACCCGTAATGCTTGTCCATGTGGTGCCGTTGTAAAGATACGGCGTGTTGACACCGTTAGCGGCATACAGATAGTTGCCACCTGCGGTCGTGACATTGGTGTATTCCCACTTGGAGTTGGTCAGTCCGCTGACCGCCGCAGCGCCGATAGCACCCGCAGATGTAGCGTTGTAGAATTTGCCATCCGACACCGCCCACAACTGGTCAGAGGTGCCGCCGCTGTAGGTCATCAGAGTTTCTACATCGTCGGGAAACCCCGTAGCGTGCTTCACATAGCCGCCGCGCAGGACAACATTGGATACGCCGGGGAAGTAATTGTCCAACTGCACGGCATCCGTAGGTGCCATGTTGGCGAGAGAATCCCGAGCGTTCCAACCGCCCACGGGCGACGGCAGGCTTGCGACATTTGCCGCAGCGCGTTGGACGAGGCGACGAGAAACAGCCATCAGTTTTCGTACCCGTAGCCGCTGTCAGGGATGTTGTCGTAGCCGATAAGCACCGTGCCGGGACGCGGGGCAAACGAGAGGTTGGCAGCGCCCGTATCCTGTGCAACAGCCGTCTCAAGTTCAGCAAGGTAGTCGCGGAAGATGGCGGTTGTATCGAAGCCCTTTGCCTCGAAATACTTGAGTTTGGTAGACAGCACCATCACACGGTCTGGATAGATGCAGGTGTCGTTGTCTGCCGTCATCGAAGTCTTGGCAGCACCCGCAACGCTTTCTGCCCATGCGTTGCTGCGGTACTCAAAGCCGAGCAACTCGCCAGCGTTCATTCCGGGCCAAATCTGGAAGTATTTTCCGAGCAGGCGGTAACGGATACGGGGGCCGGTCGAGATGTAGCCCGAGAGCAGCCACTCCCATTGTTGCGGCGACTCTGGGCCGAGCATCTCCCAACGCTTGCTCTTGTCCCAATGCGTGCGGTTGACGCTGCTGTAGTAGTCCGAGGGCAGGCCGTACTTGACCTTCTGGAACACCAGACCGCCACCGACCTGCGCCTCTGTTGGCTCGTAGTTGATGGAGACAGCCGAGGGAGACAGCACGCCCGTCACATAGGTGGCATTGGGGATGCCAACGCCTTGCACCTGATAGGTTGAGTCGATGAGCGAGGTATCAGGGATGCCGGTAATGGTATACGCCGAGGTCGTCCATGTACCCGTGGTGCTAATGGCCTCGGTGTAGAAGGTGTGCTGCTTGGTCAGTTCGCGCCAGTCAGCACGCCGCATCAACTCGTACCCCGAGGCGTTCATCAGGGCAAGAATCTGCACCACATCTTGATTGGGGTTACCCGCCACCGTAGCCGGTATCGGTAAACCCAGTTCAGCGGTGACCTGCTGAACCAACGCCAACATGGTTGTGGTGCTCATTCGTTAACTCTCCGCAACGGGTTCCTTCTTCGGGCGACCAGCCTTGCGCGTCATCAACGCTGCCATCTGCGCCTGAAGTTCTGCCAGTTGTTTTTTGGTGTCGTCCAATTGGTTTTCGGTTTCCGAGCGATTCCGCTTTGCAAGAAACGCCTTTGCCTTCTCACGCAAACCGGG